TATAAGCTATCGTCTAATTGATATACTGCGCATAATGCGCTTGGACTATTAGTGAAGCCGAAATCTAATCCATAGCCGACAAGATTTCCTTGTACATCATCTACTAAATTAAAAGATTTAAAAATTTGTGTACTTGCACTTGCAATATCACCTAATCCATATACTCGCCAATAGTCAGGGTCTAATTCTTTTAGTCTTTCTATTTCTGCTATTGTATCGTTATCTAAAAAGGGGTTAGCTAAATATGTTGATTTAATAAATGTGCAGTCATCTCTAGTTATTACCTTTTCGTATATCCAAGAATAAGGGTCTGATGGATTGTAGTCTAAATATATTTGTTCTGTTGTTCTAAGTATTAATTGTTGCCAATCTTCATACGCAAATTCGTTTGCCTCATTGCACCACAAATAATCTCTTTTTCTACCCCTGATTTTCTGGCTCTGGTCAATACTTATAAATTCCAGTAAAGAATTATTTAAGGTATATGATAACTCTGATTTATTATGGTATTCTTCGCTATATATTTCAAGCTCTTTTAAGATAGAAATTACATCTCGGTATGCAGTACCTTTTAATGCAGGTAGTGTTTTCCTACATATTGTAAATACCTTGCCTGGCTCTTGCAATGCTTTTACTATAAATAATTGGCATAGTGAATACGTCTTAGAGCTTCTTGTACCACCTTGTAAACAAGTAATTCTATCAGTAGATGCATACGCCTTATTAAAGACATTTGTTGTTCTAATCCTTGCCAGTGTCAATTACTTCAATTTTAATGTCGGTTATTGCTTTACCATTAGTAGTAACATCTAATTCAGACTTTTCAGTATATCCACGCTTTTTAGCTTTTGACTTTAAATAGAATATTATACTTGTTTCTTTACCCTTAGATATATTCTTAATTAATTGCCCTTCTACATAATCAATCTGACTTTCTTTAATTTCTTCTACTGCATCTGCAAATTCTTTATCATCTCGCATATAACGATAATAGGTACTTCTGCTTATATTACCTGCCTTTTTACAAGCGTGATATATTAGCCCTTGCGTTTCTTTTAATGCTTCTAATAGTTTCTCTTTTTTATTCTGTGCCATTTGTATTATTTTATCTTTACGTTATAACCTTTACTATCTAAGTCTTTGTACAATTCTTGTGCCTTAATTAAATCATCTTCTTTTATTGTAATAGTAGCATAATCTTTATCATCTTCTTCAATCTTATCTATGTTAACATCTAAGTCAATATGCTTAAAACCCCAGTCTACTAATTCGTCTATGTCAAACTCGTTTGCTAAAATATCTATGTCAAAATCTCCAGTATTTTTATTTAGTCTTACATTTAATTCTCTTTCTTTTTCTTTAGATAGGTCTAACACTACACAGGGTATTGTGTCTGTCTGCATCTCATTAAGCACTTTTAAGCGTTGATGTCCACCAATTACGACATAACCATTTTTATTAACTATAATAGGGTCTACTAAGCCAAATGTAGCTATTGATTTAGATAAGTCTTTAAATTGCTTTGTGCTTATCTGTCTAGGGTTGTATGTAGCAGGTTTTAATTTACTTGCTTTAATTTGTTCAATCTTCATCATTTATTCTTGTTAATTCTTTTAATAATTCTATTGCCTTTTCGTTTGCTATTGTTTCTATATAATCAACTATAAATTCTATAAAATCATTTTGGTTAATATTACCTAATTCTATCTCTTCTAAATACTCAGCTATTACTGTTTTTAGTATATGTTTTTCAAGCAATGATATTATCGTATCTTCTTTCAAAATCTATATTTTTTTCTATTTTATGTATTACGTCAATTAAATGTTTAATTCTTACAGTCTGATTAAAAATAGGGTTATCACATTTGCTATGACAATCACGACATAAAGCTACTAAATTTTCTATAAAATCGTTTTTAGTTTTGTTTCTTCTTTCAATATGGTGTATGTCTACTGCACAAGCACCACAATTAGAACAAGCAACAAAGTCTGATTCTATTAACTCAAAAAAGTTATAATATACTTTAGTGTGATTTTGCATATTTTCCTCTTTTGTGTAAATCATCATTCGGACTGGACAATATAAAATCTCCATTGCAACAAAAGCATTTACCCTTTTTTATTAATGTTACCATTACACATCTGCAACAGAATCTAAATATTTGTTCTTTCATACTTCACAAGTGTTTACATATACCTTTGCTAATTTGGCTATCGTTTGTTTAACGCAACTTGTGCAACTTGTAGGTTTTTTATTAGCATTAAATACTTTATTATATAGCTTAGTTAGTGTTGCGTTATCTTGTCCGTCGATCTGTCCACTTTTTAATCTTGGCAATACTTCTAAATATATTTTTAATTCATCATCTGTAAATGGTCGTGCGTATGGGAATATCTTGTTTAACGCTTGTTTGCGTTTTTCGCAATTACAAGGTACGCCCGTTACTTCACTAATTTTATCTACTACAGATTTAATTCCAGTTGCTTCTGTTATTTTAGAAATTGTATCTCCTAATCCTTTACTTTTTGTTTTTTTCATTTTTTAAATAGTTTTTAACATTAGTTATTGATTTGTGTAATGTATTTCTTGATATTTTAGTTGCCTTTTGCATACTATTTAAGCTATGATTTTCAGCGTAATATAATTTAAATACCTCTGCATCAAACCAATAACAGTCTTTTAATTTTTCTTCTACCCAACTTAACTTAGTTTCTACTTCTTCTTTTTCTAATATTGTAGCTTCTAATGTATCTGGTGCTATACCCTCTGCAACTCCTGTTATATGATGCTTATAGTATTTTTTATACTTGTAGTAATATCTGCTTGTTTTAGAATGAGATTGATTAACCATTACTCTAGCTATATAAAATGTTAATTGCTTTTTAGCTATTATTTCGTTTATCTTTTCTTGGTCGCAATTATACAATTCTTCAATTACAAACTGCAATAAATCTTGGTAATAAACTCCGTCAGTTACATTATAAGCTATTGATTTTAATTTGTTATAATTTAACTCAAGGTATTTATTTAGCATACTTTAATGACTGATGGTGTTTTATGTTGTTTTAATAAATTGTATTCTATTAGACTTAGCTTGTCTGTGTGTATCTCTAAAATATTACTAAATCTACTATGCAACTTCTTATAAATATAATTTACTATGTTATTGTTTTTTTTCAAATCTCTCAAAATAAAATTTAATTCTGCGCCACTATCAAATAAAATTGTGAACAAGTAGTTGTTAGTATCTTCATAATGCCAGTATAATCTTTCTTTTCTTGTATTAAAAAATGTCGGTTTAATTGTCATTGTATTTTATTGTTTAAATATTGATTAATAACTTTTAATGTTTCATCTATTCCGTTACATATCTCAGATACATAATTACGCTTGTTTAATTCATCTCGCCACTTTAATTGGTCTTTAGTTGCTCTATTCTTGCCTACCTTTAATTCTATAGCTAATCCATTAAATTTGCCTATTGGCTCATAAATAAATAAATCTGGAAAGCCTTTTTTATATCCTGACTTCTTAGCTTTAATTCTTTGGCTAAAATGTGCTTGGTATTGTCCACCCATTGAGCCACAATATAAAACTCCTTTTAAATCTAAGTATTTACATATTGCTTTTTGTAATTCGTATTCTGTCATTTTTTTATCCATTTTGATTTACCATCATAAGCATTAACCTGTTTAATATATCCTATACTTTCTAAATGTTTCTGATAACCTAATCTTGCAGTCTGGTCTTGTTCTATCCTTTTTGCAAAATGTATATCGTAATAATCTGGGTATTTTATGCCTTGTTCTTTTTTATTGAATGATGAATTACTCCACCTTTGTAATCTTCTTTTTAAATTCCACGTTCTTTCCATTTCAAATCGCATTTTGGTTTTTGACTTGTTTAATTCAGACCAAAATAAAAAGAAATTCTCTTTATCATTATTACTAATACCTTCAATTTGGTTTATTGAATTTTTAAATTCAACAATTCTTTTATTTACTTTACTCTTATCTACTTTACTATTCTCTACTATACTCTTATATACTCTACTAGCATTGGGTTCGCTATGCGACTGCATTGCGTTCGCATTTTTCCACCTCTTAGAAGCGTTTTCTTTAGCTTTTAGACTCTTACTATTAATAGTGTCTATATGTTCGTTTAAACGCTTAGAATAAAAACACCCATCTTCTATTACAAATAAATCAAAATCTTCTATAACGCTTTTTAATTTATCTGCATCACATTGCAAACTAAATGCTAATACAGAATAATCATCTATACAAAGTTTATTTTCTTCATTAAATAACAATTCTAATAACGCCCAGAATATTCCATAAGATTCTATTCCTAACTTACTACGCATTTTAATTATTTTAATGTCTGTAAAGCTATTAGATTGATGTTGTAAATATGTTTTTTTCATTAGTATATATGGTTAAAAAAGAGGGGAACTCGCCCAAATCCCCCCCTCTTAGTTGAATTAAAATGGTAAATCTTCGTTTAATTTTGTAGCTTGGTCTTCTGCTATAATATCTTTAACATTCAAAGAAACAAAAAATTTTCCTTTCCATTCATTACTTTTAATATAAAAGTCAATAGAAATATAATTGCTTAACACAATTTTATTCTTATGAACATCTATAGATTCTTTACCAAATATCTCAAATTGGTGCTTATGGTTAAAGCCACTATCTGACTCTTCTATAGTTATTAACATCTTTTCAAATGTATCACCTTTTTTACTTTCAATAGTTTCTGTTTTACTATCTAATATTTTACCTCTTATTTTATACATATCTTTTTTATTTATTAATTAATTATTATTTCTATTAAATGCAGGTGCTTCATCTTCGGAATACACCGATTGTTCATATAAGCCACAAAGCATCAAACATATCCTTGATTTTGCACGTTTTTCTGCCATTGAAACACCATAAGAATTTGCATTGTTTTGTGGTGAACATTCACCAAAAGTTTCAATCACTTTATCACCCATCTTTCCGATTGCTTTAATGATAACATATTTCAAGTCTGGAGAATTATAAATCAAATTATATGTGATTGTAATTGCATTTTTTGACATTATCTTGTCAATGCCACTTCTGGTGATGATTTTGAAATGTTTGTGAACAAATATGTCATCACTTGTCAAATTGTTTTCTTTAAACAATCTATTTAGTATATCTTGTTTAGTTTCCTTTTCCATATTATCTATTATCTATTAGTAATTCTTTAATGTCTAAATTAAGATAGGTACACACCTTGTCAAATTCGCTTAATTTAAATGTTCCCACGTCTTTTAATTTAGTCAGCATTGTAGGATATGACATATCTAAATGTTCTGATAATTCCATTTTAGATATTTCATTCTGAAACATTGCCAGTTTAATCTGGTCTTGTCTATATTTATTCCAATTCATATTATATTATTATTAATTATTTTACAATTATAGTAATTTTTTTCTAATAAAAATAATATTAATTTAATAGTTATAAACATTAGCATTGTTAATAACTTATAAAATATTTTTAATAACACTATTTGTTTTATATAAAGATTATTTTATATATTAGCAGAATAATTAATAATTAAAAAATGAACAAAATGAAAAAAAGAATTACACTAACTCAAGAAGAAATCCAATATATTTTAAATAATGTATATCCAATTTTAGATGATGAAGATGGTTATATGGAAGATTTAATATCTGTATGCAAATCTTTAAAAAAGAAATTAACTAAATAAAAATAAATAATAGTATTAATTAAAATAATAATAACTTAAAAATAGAAATATGATATTAGAACTAACTGCAAACGATAAGATTACTTTAAGATTCTCATTAATTGAGAGTGAATATAATGTAAAACAAAGGATTGAAAAGTACACAGAAAAACTTAATGCTTCTAAAAGTATTGAAGATGTACGAACTGCAACATTATCACTTGAGGTACAAAGAGAAAAATTGCAAACAATTACTAACCTTTTAAATAAATTATATAAATGAATTTAGAACAGAATATACAAGCATTTTTAGATAGGGCATTATTTGAGGTGCAAAACAATATGCTACACAACGAACAAGTTTCTAATTGTTGTTGTAGTAAAATAATATTAGAAACAGACATTTGCTCTAAATGTAATGAGCATTGCGAAATAATAAATATATGAAAAAACATACTTGGACAATACAAGGTAAAGGTACATTAGATAACGATTCACTATTATTAAAATATGGTTGTCTTACATTTTATGGTACTGAAATAGAATTAGATGAGCATTTAATGGAATTAAACAAAAACCACTCTTCATTTAAAGTAATAGGAGTACATAAAGATTTAGAACTATGAAAATAACACACAAAACAAGGCTTCTAGGCTACTTACAAAAGTATGGTAGTATAACTACACTACAAGCTATAAGGGATTTAGGAAACACAAGATTATCAGCTACAATATTTAACCTTAGAAAAGATGGCTTATTAATATCAAGCAACAATATAAAAGTACCTACAAGATGGGGTACAGAAACAACTGTAGCTAAATATGTATTAGAGGCTCATTAAAAGGTTAATAGGAAGCGTTCCATTGTCTAAGACTACTGCACAACCAATAGCTTGTTTTTTAAAGTTTTTGGCGTACGCTGCTGCATAGGATTTATTATTTACACCTACTCCAGTTTGTACAGAAAATACTCTAAATCTTTTTCCTACTAACCAACGGACATACGCTTCGGTATGGGTATGTCCACACACGCTTGACATCATATTATTTTTTGCCTTTGTATAACTTTGTCCACCTTCTCCGTGTTCGTATAGTACATTATCATATACCACATTCTCAGACCACTTCCAATCTGGTGTATTTAGCACTTCATTATAAGACCTAATCCAAGCAGAAGGAATACCACCAGACATAGCTTTACGTGCTGCCATTCTATCGTGGTTGCCAATCATAACATCTACACCATTTGGTACAGTAGAATTATTAAAAGCATTATACCATCTTGCTATTCTTTTGATTGCATATTTTAATTCATCTCCTGCACTTAAACCATCTGGGTCTGGTTCGTGGTAACTGAATCCATGCGAATCAATTACATCTCCAATAAAAATAACTTGATTACAACTAAACTTATTATATTGTTCTATGCAAAAATCTAAATATTCGTCTAAACAAAAAGGCTCGTGTAAATCTCCAATAACTAATATATTTCTAACATCTTTAGAACGATTAGCTTTTATTAAATCGTGTTCTGTTTTAGTTAATCTAAGTCTATAGTCTTTTAGCATTTAGGGCATTTGTTTTTGCACCCTTCGCTTTTCTCAAACATTGATAAACATAAAGGTAATACACCAATAAAACATAGTGTAATGCCCTCCCAAGTAATAGCACCATTCATAGCACTTATAGAATAAGCCACGATAACGCTTCCGATTGTTCTTTTAGAACTCCACCTTTTTAAATCCCCATACTTTTTGTCTTTAAATATGGTTGTTACATCAAGAACTTTTAATATATTTTTAATGTTGGCCACCACCTTTTTTATAATTAGGTACTATTGCATTGAATATACTATCTATCCAACTGAATACTTTATTATCTTCTTCTGTTGGTGTTAGGTTAGTAATTATCTTTAAAAAAGCCATAAAGCCAATTAATAATTCTAACCAGTTTTGTCCTATAAATTCTAACATAATTTTTAAATTAATTAATAATAAGTCCAAATTAAATTGGGTTTTTTGTTAACGTCAATGTCAGCGTGTATAAAATCTTCACCTACTCCAATTCTATTTATACCTACTGACATTAAAGAACCAATAATTCTAAATCTTTGTTCTGATGTTTTAGCTTCTATGTCTGCTGCTAAACCTTGTATATGAGATGATGTAATGGACGCTTTAAAACCATAATCCATTAGTTTTTTATTATACTCAAATGTTCTATAACCAGATGTTATTTTAAATGGTATTCCTGCTAAACCTCTTGCTTCATCAAGCATACAGATAAAATCATCATTCATATTTTCCCCTTTTCCTTCACCACCTTTACAATCAAACTCTTTGTATGTAAAATACTTAAACTTCATTTAAGACGTTTTAAGAGGTTTTTAACCCATTGGTATATATCTTTACTAAGCATGGCAACAAAACCCCCTACAAGTCCTAAAATCACTGTTTCTGTCAATGTTTGCATTGGTATCATACCTATCGTTAAAACATTACCACAAAAAAAACAACCAAAATATTCTAATTTTTCCATCATAACACCTTAGTATAAGCATAAGTAATATAAACGTCCATTGACCACCCACCATTAAATGCTCCATTTGACCATATTACTAAAGGAGAATTTATAATAGATGTTGTTTTTGTTCCTGAACCTGAAGGGCGACCACCAAACACATAAGTAACATCTGTTGTAGCGCCACCAAAAAATCGTGAGCTGGTATCCCAATAGTGAATGTCTGACGAATCATCATATCCAAAATATAGGTTTTTATTAGAACTTTCAGTACCTGCAGCATAAGTAATTAAACACGTGGCACTTATTGGCATTATCATATAGCCACTCAAAGCACCTACTAATGTTTTTTCGTTATTATGCAAATCTACAACTTCTGCATTACTTACAGATATTTTGTCTGTTTGTATGATGTATTTAGAATCAATCTTTTTAGACGTACCTTGAGCAGACGAACTTGTATCGTTTACATCGACGACCATAAATAAATCGCCACTAGCAGTCTGTTGTTCGAG